GTCTTATTCAAGATAAAACAAATTTAGATGGTACTATAGACGACAATCCAGATCAAACATTCGAAAGCGTTGATCAAATTGTATCTGAACAACTTATTAATATCGAATCAGGACAATTTGACAAAGCTACTCTTTTAGAAATTTACAATAATTTATAATAATACATGGCATTTAAACTCTGTAATATAACTGTGAGAAATTTCCTATCAGTGGGAAATCAAACACAGGCAGTTGACTTTGATAAAGAACATCTTACATTAGTACTTGGGTCAAATTTAGATCTAGGTGGTGACGATACTGGATCTAGGAATGGCACGGGGAAAACCACTATCATCAATGCGTTAAGTTATGCATTATATGGGCAAGCTCTAACAAATATTCGAAAAGAAAACTTAATTAACAAAACTAACGGTAAGGGAATGTTGGTCACTGTTGAGTTTGAAAAGAATAATACCAAATATCGTATTGAAAGAGGACGAAAACCTAATATACTTAAATTGTTCGTTAATGACACAGAACTAAAAATTGATGAAGAAGATGATAGTCAGGGAGATAGTAGAGAAACTCAGAAATCCATTGAACAAATGATGGAAATGAGTCATACTATGTTCAAACACTTAGTAGCACTTAATACCTATACTGAGCCATTCCTTTCAATGAAGGCTGCTGATCAACGTGAAGTTATTGAACAACTGCTAGGAATAACATTGTTATCTGAAAAAGCAGAAATTCTTAAACTAGCAATTAAAGAAAGCAAAGATTCTATTCAAATAGAAACGGTTAAAATTGAAGCTGTAAAGAATGCCAATAGTAATGTACAAAAAAGTATAGATAGTCTTAAGATTAAAAGTTCAGCATGGGAATCTAAGAAAGAAACAGACATAGAAAATCTAGGTCGAGCAATGATGAGATTAGAAAATGTTGACATTGAAACAGAAATAATCTCTCATGGCCTCCTTAAACTATGGGTCAACAACGAAATTAAAATTAAAAATCTTAATAAACAACAGGCAACATTGGAATCTGCTATCGGTCAGGCTGAAAAAGCAGTTAAAAAATGTGATAAAGAACTTGTTAGTTTGTCTGACAAAACATGCCATGCATGTGGACAAGAACTTCACGATCATAAACATAAAGAAATGACCGCAGTTGCTGAACAGCAGCTAGTCGACGCAACCAAATACTTTGATAAAGTGACTCAAGATTTTACCAAAATTATTGAAGAGATTAGTATAATTGGAAAACAACCCCATCGACCTCAAACATTTTATGATACAGAAGCAGAAGCCCTAGGTCATAAAAACAATTTGGATGGTTTAGAAAAGAACTTAACAAGTAAAATAGACGAACAAAATCCATATGAAGAGCAGATTCAAGAATTAAATAATACAGCTATACAAGAAGTTGATTGGAACATTGTAAACTTATTAATTAAACTCCAAGATCATCAGGTGTTCCTATATAAACTGCTAACTAATAAAGATAGTTTTATCCGTAAAAAGATTATTGATCAAAATCTAAGTTATCTGAATAAGAGATTAAGTTATTACATTGACAAGTTAGGATTGCCACATCGTGTAATTTTTCAAAATGACCTTACAGTTGAAATTACCCAACTAGGACAAGATTTAGATTTTGATAATCTAAGTCGAGGTGAACGGAACAGATTAATACTTAGTATGAGTTTTGCATTTAGAGATGTATGGGAAGGATTGTATCACCCTATTAATTTATTGTTTATTGATGAACTAATAGATGCTGGAATGGATGCAGCCGGAGTTGAATCAGCATTAGCAGTATTGAAAAAAATGGCTAGAGAGAGAAATAAGAATATATACTTAATAAGTCATAAAGATGAACTCATAGGACGAGTGAACAATGTACTTAGAGTAATTAAAGAAAACGGTTTTACCAGCTATAACAACAATGTAGACTATGTTGAGTGATAATATAAAACAGTATAGAGAATTGTATTCGCAGTTAGTAAGTGCATTTGCAGAGTTGCATAATCAAAATTTAATTTTTGTACAAACTACTGGTAGATCTCCCGGATACTTATGTAGAAGAGAATTAAGAAATGTAGAAACGTTAGCAAAACAACTAAAACAACAAAGTAAATTAGTATGTAAAGAACAATTAGCTAATATAAGATTAGTAAAAAAAGAAAAGGCAAGATTAAAAGCATTGCCAAAAAAACGTGGAAGACCACCTAAAGGAAAAACAAATGTCATCAACACAACAAATTAAAGATTGCATGGACGGATTTTTAGCAGAAGATGCAAAATTCTCAGCAGGCAATGCAGCTGCCGGTACTCGTGCTCGCAAAGCATTAGGAGAGCTAGCCAAAGCTGTTAAAGCACGCCGTAACGAAATTACTGCTGAAAAGAACGCTCGTAAAGAAGCTAAGTTAGCAAAATAAAATGAATAAAGCGTTAGAACATTATCGTGACAACGGATTTAAAATTGTAGAGGGATGGGTTGAGGATGAGCTATTTACTACAATTGATTACTTTAATAATTTACCAATAAACAAAACTGGTGGGGTTTGTGAGATTGGGGTCCATCATGGTAAATTATTTTTATTGTTAAATCAAATAACTGAACTTCAAGACAAATCATATGCAGTAGATGTGTTTGAATCACAGTCACTTAATATAGATAATTCTGGCTGCGGAAATATACATTATTTTAAGCATAATTTATTAAATTATGATGTACATCAAGGACAAAATACAACTATTATACAAGGTGACTCTACTGATTCTAAACTACAACTTGATAAAATAATTGAACCAGGTTCTTTAAGATTTATGTCTATTGATGGCGGCCATACTGCAATCCATACTATGAATGATTTGAAACTTGCAAGTAATCTTATCAGTAATGAAGGTATAGTAATACTCGACGACATTCTCAATCATCGATGGATAGGAGTGTTAGAAGGGTTAGTAAAATTCTTACAAACAACTCCAACATTAGTTCCTATAATGATGGGGCATAATAAATTATATTTGGTTAAATTAAGTTATCAAAACTACTATTACGAAGCATGTAGTAAAATAGGCTTACCCGGAGTATGTAGCACTAATAGATTTTTTGGATTTAATATTGCAACTTGGCCGTATTGGCCAAAAGTAATGCCATGGTAATATTATAATGTTATGGACTTATAAAGGTCAAGAAGTTATTGAACTACCAGAAGATTGTATTGGGTATGTATATATTATCACAAATTTAACAAATAATAAAAAGTATATAGGAAAGAAACTTGCAAAGTTTGCAAAAACTACCTATAAGACTATAAAATTAAAGAATGGTACAAAAAAGAAAAAGAAAATCAGATCTAAAGTAGATTCAGATTGGAAAGAATATTGGGGTAGTAGCCCCAATCTTCAGGCAGATATAAACACCTTAGGCAAAGAAAATTTCACAAGAGAGATATTGCACTACTGCAAAAGCAAAGCAGAAACATCATACGTTGAGGCCCGCGAACAATTCGACCGAAAAGTATTAGAATCAAATGAATATTATAACGGACAGATCTCAGTCCGTGTCCATGGCTCTCACATTATAAACAAAATTTAATTGGTATAAAGCTCGCACCTGCTAAGTTCTGGTGCCCGTATACCTGGATCTAGGATCACAGGGAGGGAAATCTCTTGCCGATAAGAGTACTCATCTACTACCCGAAAGGATGAAGATCGTAAAATGCTTACGGTTTAGATGTTTGAAGATAGAAAATAAGCAAAATGAAGGGCTAGAGACGCCCTACGTAAGCAAGTATGTTAGTGTATATTTGTTTACCGCCGCTGGATAAAGACACTGCTCGTGGTACAGGCCAACCGCCACTGTAATGCAGTAACACTAAGTGACATATGTTCGACTCGAATAATGTTCTTTGCCCTGCTCGGGCAAAGTGTGACTGAACGATCTGAATAATATTAATTCTGTCTTCGAAAGAAACAATTGCTCTGAGTGCAAACGAAAGAGCAAATGAGCGCACGCTCATTATAAATAACAAATACAGTTAGGATACTTATATGGACATGCATCAATTATCTGCTAGATTAAGACAAATAGAAAATTCTCCTAAGCAATCTATATTTGAAAGTATAGGGCAAGGCGATCAATACTTCCGTACTTGGGAAAGGGATATTCATCCTATACTATGTGAAGTTGCATTACAACCTGATCAAATTCAACAACTATTTAAAAGTATAGAAACTGGTGCTGGCCGTAGTATGCTAGGTAAAGCTGGTGATGCAGTGGGTGCGGCTAAAGATAAAATCAGTGATGTGTGGTTTAATAAATTTGGAGGTATGCTACAAAGTAGTGCTCCTGTCCAAGCATTTGATAAAAAGTTTGAAGAAATTAAAGCAAGTATTGCTGCAAAGAA